CCTTCTGCGGCGCGGGCACGACGCTGGCCGAGGCGGTGCGCCTCGGCCGCTGGGGGGTGGGGGTAGATGACGATGCGGTGGCGGTGGAAACGGCCGTTACCTGGCTGGCCCAGCTCACCGGCGAGCCAGACCCAGCGACGTGGGCGCTGGGGTGGGGTGGGAGAGTATCGTATAGTCACAAACCAGAATCGGCACCGCAGTACCAAAACCTGTAGGTTTTTGTAGGTAAATCGCCATGGAACAGGCAGAAACGGACGCAAAACCCACCACGGAACAAACGGCCGAAGCCGCTCGCCGCATCGAAGTCGAGGATGCGCTGAGCGTTATCTCAACCCTCAGCGGTTTGCAGCGCCGGTTCCTGGTTGAGTATTTGTCGGCCGAGAAGCCCAACGCCACGGCCGCTGCCGAACGGGTGGGGTATAAAACCCCCAACAAGCAGGGGCCGCGCCTGCTGCAAAACCCTAAAATCCGCGCCGCCATTGACGAATATTTCCACGCATACGAAATGAGCGCCCGCGAGGTGATCGCCAGGCTGTCGGACCAGGCGCGCGGCTCGCTGGGGGATTTCCTTGACATAGGCAGCGACTACGAGCCGACGCTGAACCTGGGCAAGGCCAGGCGTGAGGGGAAGCTGCACCTGTTGAAAAAATTCAAACAGAAAAAAGTTACCTATGTCAACAAGGATGACGAAGAGACCGTCACCGAATGGATCGAGGTCGAGCTGCATGACCCGCAGGCGGCCCTGGTCCACGTCGGCCGTTATCATGGCCTTTTCACGGATAAAACCGACATCACCAGCGGCGGCGAGGTGATCAAGCCCAATATTTATCTGCCCGACAACGGCCGTACCAGCGAGGCCGACGATGCGTGATATAGCACCGCAGCCAGGACCGCAGGAAGCGTTTCTCGCCTCATCGGCCGACGTCGTGTTCTTTGGCGGCGCAGCCGGGGGCGGGAAAACATACGCCCTACTCATGGAGCCGCTGCGCCACATCATGTCCACCAAAGGTTTTGGCGCTGTTTTTTTTCGGCGCGAATCACCGCAAATCACCACCGAAGGCGGGCCATGGGATACGGCCGTTGCGCTGTACACACCGCTGGGGGCTAAAAACAGGCAGTCGCCTAACCTGGATTTTAAGTTTCCCCCATTCAACAACACCATCTCTTTTTCCCACATGCAGCACGAAAAGAGCAAAGAGAACTGGCTAGGCGCACAGATCCCGCTGCAACTTTTCGACCAGTTGGAGACTTTTACCCGGTCGCAAATCCTGTATATGTTCAGCCGCTCCCGGTCTACCTGCGGCGTCGCGCCTTATATCCGTGGCAGCTACAACCCCGTGCCGGCCGACGATGAGGTCGGCGGCTGGCTGCATGAGTTTGTCGGTTGGTACCTGGATGAAAACGGCGAATACCCCGATCTCTCCAAGGCGGGCGTCATTCGCTGGTTTGTCAACGTGCGCGACCGTCTGCACTGGTATGACAGCAAAGCGGCCGCGCTGTCCGATTGGCCAGACATCCCGCCGCTGTCGTTTACGTTCATCCCCTCGTTTGTCGAGGATAACCAAATTTTACTCAAGGCCGATCCAACCTACCTGGCCAAGCTGCATGGCCTGAACCTGGTCGAGCAAGAGCGACTGCTGCGCGGCAATCACAAGATACGGCCGGAAGCGGGCAAGGTCATCAATCGGGCCTGGTTCCCAATCCTGGACCAGGCACCCAAACTCAGGACAGTAATGCGCTTCTGGGACTTTGCCGCCAGCGAGAAAAAGCGCAAGCTCGGCGCGGCAACGGCTTCAGTCAAGATGTGTATCGATACAGACGGCCGTTTCGGTATTTTGGACATGACCGAAGACTGGATCGGACCGGCTTACGTAGATGATCATGCCGTAACCATTGCCCGACAGGACGGCCGTGCCGTCCGGCAGCGCTGGGAAGAGGAAGGCGGTAGCAGTGGCAAGCGCACATCGGCGGCCCTGGCCAAGAAGATGGCCGGGCTAGACTGCGGCGGCGTGCGGCCTACTGGCGACAAGCTGGAGCGTTTAAGGCCGTTTGCTTCCCAGGTGCAGGCGGGTAATGTCTGGTTGCTGCGCGCCGATTGGAATGATCGCTTTTTATCCATCATGCACAACACGCCAGACGGCCTGTGGGACGTGCGTGATTGTTGCAGCGGCAGTTTTACCGAACTCACCAGATTCACCCCCCAACGGCCGCCGCAATCCACTAGCCTGATTATGACTGGCTAAAGAGGTGATTTATGTTTGTTGATAAATGGACCGCCAAAGAAGCGGCCGAGGCCGTGCCTGATAAAAGCGAGGCGTGGATACGGGCCAATCTCGCCTTTGCTACCGGCGACCACTGGCAGCGGGGCGTGGCCTGGATTGGCCCCATGCTGGCCGATGGCAGCGAGGGGTACACAACAATGCTGGACAATGTGGAGCGCACCTTTGTGCCACAAAACGCCATTGGCGAGATTGTGGACCGGCACGTGGCCGGGGTCATTGGTGAGAATCCACAAAAGCATTTGGAGCTAAAACGGCCGTTGCCCCCAGACGCCGAACCAACCCCCGACGAGGCCACTCTGCTGGCCGAGGCCGGGGCGCTGCTGTCGGACTGGTGGGGCAGCCAGCAGGGCGTGGTCACGCGCAACGGCCGTATCAGCCGAACCTCACCCCATGAAGTCTTCCAGGAAGCTGCCCGGGCTATGCTGCTCACCAGGCGCGGCCCGTTGCGCCTGGTCATTCCCGCCCGGCTGCTCACCGTCACCGAAGACGGCCGTTCACAGATTGACATCACTGGTCAGGGCATTGCCGACGTGCTGGCCAAAATCCATTTGCAGCACCCCAGCCCAACGCAGGCGACGGTAGCCACGGACCCCGATTCAATGGACCAGGCCGGGGTCTACACGTACCAAACAGAGGAAAAGCAAGCCGCCGCCGAAATTTGCTTTGTGGACGAAACCGGCAAAACCGTGATCCGGCTGGTGAAGGCGGATGTGACCCAGGCGGTAGATTACGCGCTGGCTCTGGACGGCCGTCTGACGATGCACGAAATGGAACGGCCGCTTTTCATCGACGAAACCAAGCGCCGCCTGCAAAAGTCGCTCAACCTGGCGCGTACCAGCGAGAGCCGCAACATCGTTGACGGTGGTTTCCTGGAGCGCCTTTATTTCAACACGCAAATGCCCGGCACCTGGTCAGATGACAGCAGCGCGGCGGGTGGGCAGACGTTCACCCCGAGCAAAATCAACCTGGGGCCGAGCACGGCTAATTTCCTTCATGGCATTCCCATCTACGATGCCAACGGCCAGATCACCGGTTACACCACGCCGTCGGCCGTTTTCCGCGAGCCGACCCCGGCTGATGTTTTTGTTGACACGGCCGCTGACCTGTACACCGCCCTGCTGCATGAGGCCAATCAGCTGCACGTGCTGGCCCAAAGCGGCAACCAGGGTAACAGCGGCGAATTCATCGTGCAGGCCCGCGCCGATTTCGAGACTTCCTTGCGGCAATCAAAGGCGGCGATTGACGCGGCCCTGACCTGGTGTTTTGGCGCGGTCCTGTCCCTGGCGGCGGCCGTTGCCGGACAGCCCGGCCGTTTCGATGCGCTCAAAATCAGCGGCACGGCCGTCATCAACAGCGGCCCGCTGTCCATTGGCGAGCGTGAGGCGATCATTTCCGCTTACGACAAAAACCTCATCAGCCAGGAAACGGCCGTTCGGATGTTGGGGGTGGAAAACGTCAGCGCCGAGCTGGAGCGCATCGAAGGCGAGGTGGCCCAGAAGCTCAGCCGGTTGAAGACCCAGGCTGAAATCATGGAAATCTTGGGCCGGGCGGCCGTGGCCCTGCCTGCGGCCGTGCAGACGGTGCAGGATGGCGAAATTAGCGACGCAACAATTCGGGGTGATTTTGTGCCCGATGGGGAGAATTAATGCCCGCGATTAACTGGACGGCCGAGGAGCTGGCCGCCCTGGCAACCGTCACCCCGGCTGAGCTGCAAGAGGTTTTGGCCCTGTGGCGGCAGTATGCGCCGCGCCAGGCGCGCGAAGCGCTGGCCACGGCGGCAGGCACCCCCGTACCCCGCGCCGTGTTGGACCCAACGTTTACGGCCGTATCCCGCGAGGCAGCGGCCCTGGCCACCAGTGTACAAACCGGCGCGGCCGATGTGGGTTATTACCAGCTGCAAATGGCTGACCTGGTGCGCTTCACGCACCTGGCCGGTGCCGGGGCGGCTGTGGGTGGGTTACAGGCGCTTACGCTGGCCGACGTGGCCCTGGTGGAATTGGCGCGTCAGCTGCAATTGGGCTACCTGCTGCAACTGGCGCAAGGGCTGGCCAGCGGGGAAATATTGACCGACGGCCGTTTCCTGCGCCGGTCACAGATGTACATTGACGCGGGCCGGGGCACATACTACGACGTGGCTGAGCAGGGCTTTACCCGACTGGGTTTTGACCGGGTACGCAGCGTGCGCAGTGCCCGCGACAGCTGCCGCCAGTGTATTGATCTGGACGGCCGCGAATTTGAAATTGGCGACCCGGCCTATGTCAAGCCCGGCCGCCGCATTTGCCTGTCTAGCTGCTTGTGCTACGAGGAGTACATCATCAGCGGCACGGGCGAGAGGAGATTGTTGTGAAAAAGAGCAAGCGGGTAGCGACGGCCGTTTCCGTCGATTTGTCCAAAATGATGGCTGAGTATGACCGTATGCTGGATTGCCAGCTGCGCTACGATCCGGCTTACCTTGAGGAGCTGATCGAAATCAGTGGCCAGCGGCTGGGTCAGTGGTCGGTTACCATTCCCCAGCCGGAATGTGCAGCTTGTGGCGGCACGGCCGTACAGGTTGAGTGCCCGGAATGCGCGACGGCTCCACGCGACGACTGCCCGCTGTGCGATGGGCGCGGCCGTTTCTGGACTTGCCACACGTGCGAGGAGGAGGGGCTATGAGTGACTTACCGGCCGTCATCCGCATTGGCGGCACTGATTACACCGTCATCGAGCGCAAGGATTTGCGCGACGGCAATACGGGCTTAAACGGCCAAATTATTTACAACGACGCCGAGATTCGCATCGAGGACGACATGATGCCCCATGTTAAATGGGTAACTGCGTGGCATGAGGTGCTGCACGGTTTACTGGAGCACGCGGGCATGGGTGACCACAAAGAAGAGCTAATTTTGGCCCTGGGTTACGGCGTGACCCAGGCGCTGCGCGATAATCCGTGGCTAAGGCAGCCGCCGGGCGAGAATGTTGTAACAGGCGATTACGGGCCAATAAGGGTGAGTCATGAATAAACGGCCGATCCTCCTCATCAACGGCCGTTGGACTCGGCTCGATGAAATCATCTCTATGACCACCAGGGTCGCGGCCGATCCCACCATTCCAGCCACGGCCAATCTGACTTACGTGCGCAAGGGACGGCCGTACATGGTTTATCGGGTGACCGTCTGCATCGAAACGACCAACCGGCGCAGCGGCCGTCAAGTTATTTCGCTGCTAAATCAAGAGGTTGCCGCGCATGAGTGAACCCCTACCCGCCTACACCACCACCAGCGGCCGCAGCGGCAAAACCAAACCGCTGTTCACCCGTCCGCCCGCCGACCTGACCACCAAAGCGGTGAAGTTGGCGCGCCGGGTGCAGCAGGTGGCCACCGGGCCGGGCGAGTACCAGTTCACCTTGATCGTCCACGAAGACGGCCGTTGGCAGCTGAAACCGCCGCCGCCGCTGGAGGAGTTGGGGCAGTAACGGCCGAATTATGAGAGAGCCAACGGCCGTAAATTGACATTGTAAGAATTCGGTTATATCCTGTATACATAACGACATAGAGCGGCCCCGGCCACCACACCGGGGCGGCGCGTCAGGAACGTAAGCAATTTTGCAGACACACGGCGCTGAGAACAGAAAGGTTCTGTTCTCAGCGCCGTTTTTGTTTTTCCGGCAAGGTGCCACCCCCAGGCGCTAAGGTAGCGCAGGAGAAAATCATTATGTTATTTGCTCACAAATCTACTCGTTTCCCTTACCCGATGGCCCCCGATGGTGGCGAGGGTGGTGGTGGCCAGGATGCTCCGAATAACGGCGGCCAGGATAACCCCACCGCGCCCGGCGGACATTTGGACCCGGAGCGACTGAAGGCAAAGCACGGCAATGCGGAGGCCGCATTGCGAGCGCTGGCTTTTAAGTTGGATGACGTAGAGCGCGACAATGCCAGGCAGCGACAGGAGATTGCCGGCCTCAAGGGCAAGGTGCCCGGCGAAGGCACGGTTGTTCTCACCGGCGAACAAGCGGCCGTGTGGCAGGCGTACCAGGAATTGGGCAAGCCCGATGAAATCAAGGCTACCAAAACAGGCTACGCCCAGCTCCAGCGCGACAGGCTCTTCCAGGAAGCGGCCGCGGCGCATGGCTATAAAGCGGCCGTTTTGGGGCAGCTACCCGGCATTGACGGGTATCAGATCGAGGTACGTGAGCAGGAAAAAGACGGCAAGAAGGTCAAGGTGGCCATTGCCAAGAGCGGGGAGGGCCAGGAACGGCCGTTGCCCGAATTGTTACAGGAGAAGTGGGCGGATTTTACGCCCGCGCTCATTGAAAAACCGGCCACGGCGTCAGGGACGCCATGGCCTAAGCAAAACGTGGGCGGCCAGGGTGCCGACCCTAATCCCATTAAAGCGACTCTGGACAAGCGGTATCCGCAGCCGGAGAGCAAAAGTTAGGAGCTAAAAATGGCACAAATGACTGTACAAGACAATCAGCTGACGGCCGCGGCCTGGGCTGGTGACTTCCTTAATCGGGAGCACCTGGTACCGGGCGGGGCCAAAGTGCTGGCCAGCGCGTTTCTCAAAACAGACGCCGTGATTGTGACCGTTGGCGCAGCCGGAGCGGCCGTAGACGCCACCACTGTACCGGTTGACACGCTAAGCGGCGCAATCCCCAGCGGCACCGTGCTGGATTTCGGCGGTGACAAGTTTGCCACCCTGACGGCCGCGGCGGCCGCAGGCGCTACCTCGCTCACTGTCCGCGCCCTGGTAACGGAGCTGGTGGACAACGACGCTGCCACCTACCCGGGCGTGGCCAAAAAGGTCATTCCGGCAGGCACGCTGCTGGGCCGGACCTTTGCCGAGCGCGCCAGCGGCACGGCCTTTGGGCCGTGGGCCACGTCTGATGACGAATGCTTCATCGTCGCCTTTGACGTGACGGACGCCGACGCCAACAACGACGTCGAACTGTACCGGCCCGGTTCCATCGTCAAAGAAAACCTGTTGCCAAACTTTGCCACTTTGTCGGCCAATGCGTTAGCCGCCCTGCGTGCGGCTTACGTCACAACCCGGGGGGTAAGCTAACATGGACCTTTTCACCCTACTTCAACAGTTCCGCGATTCTGACGGCTTCACGCAGATCGCCATGAATCCAGCCGCACAGTTCGGCCGTCGTGCCCGGCGCTATTTGGGCGCCGAGCTGCTGCCCGAGCGGCTGGTGAATGAAAACGCCTACCGTGAGGACAGCATCAAGTACCGCACGGTGTTGGCCAATGCAGGCACGCGCTACAGCCCGTCCCAGAAAAAAGACGGTGACATCGTCGGGTCTATGCTGGTCGAGCTGGGTAATTCCGACATTGCCCGCGAGTTCAGCGGCCGTCAGTACGACGCCCTGCTGCGCCTTCTGCAAAACAATGCCAGCATGGACGCGATGGCCAGCATCACTAACTGGCTGGACACGGCCGTTAATCTGGCCCTCCTGGAGCACAACGAAAAGAACCGCTGGGAAGCGATTGTCTCGGCTCAGGTTGCCCTCACCGGCGACAACGGTTTCAGCGAAACGATCTCCTACCCCAACCCCTCAGGCCACCGCGCCGCCCAAAGCGCCGCCTGGTCCACGGACAGCACCGACATTTTTGCCGACATTCACACTATGGCCGATTTGCTGGCCAGCAAGGGCTATACCGTCAACCGCATTATCACCAGCCGAACCGTGCTGGCGATCATGGCCGGGAACAACACGGTTAAAACCCGCGTGGGCGTGAGTGTGGTCAATGCCTCGGGGCAAATCACCAGCGCTGCCGGGCGGGCTACCCAGGCCGCTATCAACGGCGCGCTGCAAGCCGACGGCTTGCCGCCCGTCGAACTCTACGACCTGCAATACCGCACACAGACCGGTACCGGCTACTTCCTGCCGCGCACCGTCTTTGTGATGGTGGCCACCACTGGCCAGGACGAAGAGATCGACATGGGTGACAGCGAGCAGGTTGTGATGACCGACACGCTGGGTTATACGGCCGTCGGTCGCGCCGTTGGACAGTCTGGCCCCGGCCGTGTCCTTCAGGCCATGCCCAAGATGGACAAGCCGCCGCGCATCGAGGCTGAGGGCTGGCAAACTTCTCTGCCGGTCATCACCGAACCGGAAGCCATCGGCGTTATCACCGGCATTAGCTAAGGGGCGACCATGTACGACATAGGCACAACCGCCAGGATTGTCGACGGGAAAATTATCCTACTTAGCGGTGACGAGGTTCGCGCGCAAACACCGCCCAAGGCAGAAACGGCCGTACCTCGCGTCGTTTCTGCTCGGGAGGTGACCAACGCCAGTGGTGTGCCCCACCTGGTAGACGTCCTGGAGATCGCCGGGTTCGTGACGGCGATCTCCATCCGCGATGCCAGCGATGCGGAGCTGACGGCTGTTTCTGGTATTGGCAAGGCTACGGCCGTCAAGCTGAAAACAGCCGCGGCTAACCTGCTGGCCGAGGAGCTGCCCGAATAATGCCAGTACCCACCGCTTACACCGAACAATCCCTGATGAATTACATGCACGAGGCACTGAGCGGTGTCGGCGATGTGTTGGGCTTCACCCCGCCGCATGCCTACAACGAGGCGTTTAACGAGGTCATGCTGGTGTACGGGGCGAGTGACGTGACGGCCGTTACCGGCACCAGCAATATCCGCAAGCTGAGAGCCATCGCCCGCGTCGAAGCCTGGCGCAAGGTAATGGCCGCCACCGCTGGCGATTTCGACTTTCGCCGCGAAGACGGGGCCAGCTACAACCGCTCGCAGGTACACGCCCAGGCGCACAAAAACTACCTGCAAGCGCTCAAGGAAGCCCGCGAGCTGGGCGTGAAGGCGTATCAGCAGGTGGCCTTTGCCCAGGGTTCAGCCAAGATTGACTTTGGCCAGGGCTACTACAAGGGGCCGGAAACGCGATGAGAGCCTTTACAGCGGCCGAGCTAACCCGCCTGCGGGCGGTAGACACCTCCACGCTGGGGGACGAAAGCGGGCTGGGTTTTACGGCCGTCATCAGCCGCGTGACAGTTGGGGACGATCCGCTGGCGCGTACAGTGGTGGTGCCCGCACTGGCCTGCGGGCGGCTGATTGACTTGGACCAGCGCGAAAAGGAGCTGGTGCCGGGCATGGCGGCCGTTTCGCGGGCGTTTAAGGTAAAGGTCGAAGTGAACACGGCCGTCACGCGCGGCCTGCGCTTTATCAGCGGCGGCCTTGATTACTTCATTCGCTACGTCAGTCAGCACCCGGTCAATGACCCGCAGTTTTACTACCTCTTCCTGGAAGACGACGGGGTGAACGAATGATTGGCGTAGAGATTGCCCCCGAATCCATCGCGGAGATTGAAGCGCTGCGGCTACGCCTGCGCCTGGCGAATCAGTGGTTGGTCATTGGCGGCGATTCCGGCCCCACGCGCATGGTGGCTTACGTAACGACTGAGCTGGGCGACAAGTGGGAGGCGAATGCGCCGCGCCTGACTGGCACTGGCGCGGCCGCTACCCGCGAAGAGGTGCTGGACGATATCGGCAAAGTGTTCATTGACCCCACGGTGACTAACCCCGTGTTTGGTGGCCATCCAGCTGACTACATGCCGGTGGTTCACCAGCGGCAGCCGTGGGTGGCTGCGCTGATGGCCAGCGACGCCCCCGGCATTTTGTCAAAAGCAGGCGAGCTGTTTTTCGCTGAGCTACAGGAGATTTTTGCCGAATGAGCGAAGACAAGGCAATCGACGAACGGCCGAAGCGCCACGTGCATATCGACCTGACCGGTGTTTTTGGTCAAGTCTTTATTGATGGTATTGACCTCGGTCCGTATGTAAACGGCATCAGGGTCAATTACCACGTTGACAGCGGCCTGCCGGTTGTGAGCCTGGACATTCCAGCGCTGGTCTTGACGATTGACGGCGCGGCCGATGTGCTGGC